ATGATGAATTTGTAAGATCAACATCTGATATAAATGCTTTTGGCATTAATGCATATAATTTACTCTCAGTTGCTCTTTCTAATGGTGATGTTACAAGTCTTAAATCTGAAACTTGTAAAGAAGTTCCAGCAGTTCCTTTAAATAAAGCACCCTCAGCCACACCAGTTACAGTAGCAACACCAGTAACAACAACATTACTTGTGTTAACTTCAGTAACTCTTGCAAAAGATCTTAAATTATTACCAAGACCACCAAACTGAAGGATATTACCTACTTTTACAGCACTAGGAAATAATTGACTTCCACTAGTTACAGTACTAATTGAAACAGCACCTGAACCTAATGCTGAAGTCATATTAGCATCACCGAACGAAATAACTGGTCTTTGTACTACATCACCTGTGAAAGTTTTTGCTGAACCAACATCACCTAATTCTGGCCCACCATATAATTGTTTAACATCTTTCATACTAAAAGATGTTATGGCAGTAGCGATACGATTGTTATCTGTGCCATTTATTACAAAAGGCTCATTAGTTACAAATTCTCCAGTTTTTTCATAAACAACTAAAGATGTACTATTACTTACTGCAGATCTTAAGAATCCTGTAGCACCACTATACTTTCCTTTAATCTGAGTTGGAATGGAAAATGTAACAGGTTCATTTAAAGTTACTTTAGAAAATAATTGAATATCATAAAGAGATGTATCCCACTCATTTACTTTAGAGTTTGCAATAGTATAAGAGCCAGATTCTAAAGCAAAATCATAAACCCTAGCAACACCAATTTCTTCTCCTGCCACTTTAAATGGATTTACACCAGATCTTTGATCCCTTAAACTAACGATATATGTATTTCCAATACCTATGGTTGGTGCACCATTGACATTGTTCATTCTTACTGAATTTCCAGTATTATATGCGACACCTTGACTTTCTAATCTCTTTGAAGTTCTTGGTTTTGGGCAATCTATGTAAGTGGAACTTATAGTCTCAACTTCATATCCTTTAACAAACGCTTTACCTGGTGATACTTGATATACTGCAAGATCATCACTCGCAAGTGTTCCACCCTGTGTAAATTGACCAGCTTGATATACACCATTATTTTTAATATTATCATCTAAAGAATCCTTCAGGGCAACACTAAAACTTCTAGTCATGTAGTCGCCAGATTCTGCAAATGTTCTACGAGCTAACTCATCTCTAATAAAATTATAGTCTGTATTTTTTTTCTGAGATCTTAAAGTTCCGTTTTCAATGGTTGCTAATTCTATGAAATTAGAATCGTTAAAATCATCTAATGGTTTAGCAAACAAACTACATGATATTTTTAAACGATCAGCACCTGGTGCAGCATAATTATTAAATCCTTTTGAGTTGTCTGCTAATGTTTCATCTTCATCAGCATTGATTATATCCTCTTCTATTCTTAAACCAATTCTAGCACTAGGTTCATTTGAATATTGTGACAATATTATGGTTTCATCTTGAACGGCAACAAAATTACCTCTTATGAAGTATACACCATTAGATATTGAAAATGATGCAGCAGTAGATGTTGCATTAGTTGCAATACATGATGCAAATGATTCTCCTGATGGTATAAATGCGTTATTGTTAGGGCCTGAGACAATATCACTATCTGCTAATAATAATTCACCGTCTGCAAATGTTTTAATTTGACTATCCTCTACACCAGAAGACATGTATGAGATATACAACGTTAAATTGCCATTCTCACTATTCTCAGACATGAGAACCTGTTTAATTATCGCTGTTACACCTGTCGTTGCACCAATTATCTTTCTATCAATTAACTGCTCAATATAAAATTCTACAGGAACTCCTAAATGACTATTATTTAACTCTACAGCAAAATACTCTGATGAATAGGCAGTATTACCTGGTATTACCTTTGCACCCTCTTTAAAAAAATGTTGACCAAATTTTTCAATTTGATTCTGTAATATAGACTGAAGACCTGTTAATTCTCTTGCTTGTACAGGATAACCAGGCTTGAAAAGAATCTTTTGATAATTATCGTTCGGGTCGAAATCATCAAAATATGGTGAAACATTAAGGTTGGTTTGCTGAGCCATAGTTAGTTAGAACTGTAATATTATTTTGATGTCTTCTTTTTGATTGGAAGATCTTGTAATTGATGGTCTGTGATCAACGTAAATCATATTTCCAGAATATTTGTCTATTTCTGGGTTAGAAACTCCCTTAGTAAATGTTTGACCAAGGTAATAGGTTCTATTATTTATTGAGGTGGAAAGACCTGTAAATGTAGTGCTGATTGATAAATTAGAACTACCGCCAACAATAGTTACATTACCACCACTATCAGGGTCAGCAGTAAATCTTGTTGTATTGTAACCATAGATTGCTGCAGTGGCTGTTTGTGCAGTTGATACTGAACCAGTTGCGGTTATGAAACCAGCAATAGTTCTATCCTGCCAATACTTTAAAACACCAGTTGTTTGATCATATGCAATAACTTTACCATAGGCAGTAACACCTGTTCCCACAGTTTGAGATATCAAACTATCTGGAGTGAATGTAACTGAACTATATCCAGTTCCTGATAATCTTAACCCATAAGCAGCACTTGCTTTATCTAAAGTAAGTAATTGATCAGATCCAAAAGATTTAGGATTTTCCAAAATACCTATTCTAGCAATTTGGTTTCCTGTTACAAAATCTGGGTTTTCTGCATCATTTTCAATTCTTGCATAAAGTAAAGCATTAGTTGCACCTAACTCTCTATAGATATCTGCACCATGACCACCTGGTGGTGGAATAATAACATCAAGAGTTGGTGGAGATGTGGGTGTTGGAACAGATCCAGCAGCTAAATCAACGTTGCCGTAAGTATATCCGAATCCTTCATTAGATATCGTAACACTCTCTATCTGAGCATCATTGTTAACAACAACGGTGCACTCTGCATTAAATCCATCACCTTTGATTGGAACTCTAGTATAAGTTTGGTTAGCAGTTCCTATACCAGTTCCTCTATTTTTAACAACAACAATTTTGATTCCACCATCTGTGGCATTACTCTTTACAGCAGCGTCTGCAGCGTTATCTCCCCAGTTTAAAGGAACTGGCATGAAATCAGTAGAGTCAAATTTAATTAAGTCTGCTGGTTTTATACTATATAAGTATTTCCAAATATATCCATCTCCAGATGTACCTGCTGTTCTTGGCTCTAAATCTGTAAATGTTGGTTCGTCTAGAGATGGTTTACCATCAGGTGTTTCTGGTGTTGTTCCGTTCTGTAAGCAAATATAAACCCTAAAATCACTGTTAACAACAAAGAAGTTCGCAGTATATAATGATGTTCCACCAGAGTTTGGTGGTGCATTAGATATACTATAGTCATGTCTATAGTAATCATATGTTGTTCCTGAGTTCCAGTTTAGTTTTGGAACTATCTGTTTCACATCCGCAGAGGTTATTCTCTTCACAGCTAACATGCTATCATGATAGTCATTCATATTATTGAAACTATCAATTGGTGCTGGAGGAGCAGAATCCCATGTTGATAAAATACTTGTTGGATTAGGTAAACCTACAAATGCATAATAAGAGTTAGTCGAAGTGGATACACCAGCAACGAAGTTCTTTGCGTTTAATATTCTTATTTGATCCGTTATGATTGCCGACATGAACTTTTGTTTACACTTTTTTTATTTATTTAGACGACGAAATTCTCAGCTTTAAGAGCAATCTTCCTCTTAATCTGCGGCCCCGTCTTAATACCAGTGACACCATTGGTGGTGTTAATGGTATATGCCTGTGATACTTGCCTATCAGTTAGTTGTAATCGACCCCAACTATAGTCACCTACAAATGATGTTGATAGACCTTGATTTAATGTAGAATAACCAACAGTATTCTGTAAACCATTCCAATCTAGAACTCTACAGAATACTCTTGTTGCTAGTTCTGCTTGATCGGTTCCATATCCAACAGTTGTAACTCCAACATGGTGAGAAACTTCATATATGTTATCTAGAGCAGTGGTTCCAACTCCAACATAGCGACCAGATCTATCCAGTGAAGTAACTCCACTACCAATATTAGAACCACTAACAGTAAAGAAGAATCCTGTTGTCAATCCACTTCTTGTTATTGCGTTAGGACTATTAATAGCATCATCCCTTAATGGAGACTGTTTTGGCACATAAAGATCAAATACTATTGCAGTTCCAATACCAATTCCAACACCATTAGCTCTAGAGATATTTGAACATATTCCAACTCCAATAACAATACCAAAGTCTCCACCATAGGATTCTATGGTATTTTCCTCCCTAACATATGTAGGTGGAGCGATTAAAACTTTAGGAGGTGCAGCATCAGTATATCCAATACCAGATTGAACTCCCACTGTAATCGCTGTTACAGTTCCATTACTAATCGTTGCTGTTGCTTTCGCGATAGTGGTGCTTCCAATACCAGCAAATCCTGTGCCACCAATACTTATAGGTTGTTGTATTGTAACTAAAGGAGCAGCAGTGTAACCATCACCACCCTCAGATATTACAACACTTGTGATAGTTCCAGCAGCAGAGACTGTTGCCGTTGCTGCAGCACCTGCAAGGAACTCGTATTCAGAACTAGCATTGACAATTTGAATATCATTTTGGAAACTTCTATCAATTGGGTTTTCATTCTCAGGGTTGAAGAATGGTTTACAACTATCAATGAATATTACTGTTGAACCAATACCAACTGATTGTGTTAGATATGCAGTTGGGAAGAGACTAGGTTCATATAGAGGTCTATCTTTACGAACTATTCTTCCATCAATAAACTTATCCTCAATTTGCCTATACCATTTAACAGGTCTAGTTTCAGTTGCATCATCACCTATACCTCTACCAAAGTATTGATTAGTAACCACTGTATCAGAAGATTTAATTTCACCAACTGTTCTTGGAAATTCAACAAATGTTCTTGTATTATAGGCAGGATCAAATCCAATTTGAAGATCATCACCAACTTTAACAGTTTCTACAATATCTCTATCTTTTACGTCTTCACCACCAGTTCCTCTATAGAAGAACAATCTCATTGTATCACCAGAATTTGGTGCTTCAGTCATTGTTATTGTTCCACCACCGTTAAACTCATAACCCTCACCAGGTACCTGTAAAACGTCATTTATAGTAAGAATGATGGTTTCTCTTACAACAACATCTGATCCGCTTGCTGCTTGAATAGCAAACGCCTCACCACCAGATGTAAGAGGGAATGATTTTCTAGTTCCGTTGAATAGACTTGAGAAATCATCAAGAGCTTGAAGTTCACCCATTGTCCACATATTGAATTCATCATGGTGAACTCTATCAATTATTATCTTGAATGGTTTGAATAAGTGTGCGTCTATTGGAATCGCATATGATTCACCAGGTGCAGTTGCAAATGTGGGAACTGTTAATACATGAGAATTACCATATCCAAATCCTGTGTTAGTAATTTCAAAATCAATGACACGACCACCTGTAGTTGCAACGCCAACTGTGATATTTGCTCTTGCTTGTGTTCCACCAACACCTGGTGTAGATGCGTGATCATAGTGAAGAGGAATGTCTTGATAAGGTAAAGGTGGATCAATGATCGCCTCAAATGTAGAGGAACCTACGCCAGTAAAGCCAGGAACAGGATTAGTTTGTGTAATAGCAATACTTACAACACGACCATTTGTAACTGCTGCAGTTCCAATAAATTCTATAACAGGTGTTCCTCTAGAGGTTGTGAAGGCAACACCAACTTTAACCTCAGTAGCGATACCTACACCACCTATTGAACTTGTTGTTGCTCCCATGGCAGGGCCAGGGTTTACTCTATAACCAGATCCACTATTACCAATACTTACCGCAGTTACAATACCAGAAGAGGCAAAACGTATAGTTGCACCAGCACCAACCAATGGTTGATATCCAAAACCTTCACTTGAAGATACAGAAACTATTATACCACCTCTTGGAACAGATCCACTATTAACATCATTTGCTATAGATGACGCAGTTCCTGTAAAGGTTACAGATGAAATTCCAGATATCTCTTCTAATTCATAATCATTTGTTTCACCAGCACCCTGTAGTATTCCATTTATCATTAAAATACCAAGGTTTGTGGCGATACCAGTTAAATTTGTTTTGTTATTCTGTAATGTGAATACTTTCTTACTACCATTAAATTGTTCAGAAACATCATCGATAGCATAGTTTCTAGCGTAAGCATCAAAGTTACCACCTTTAATACCAGATCTATTAAAGATTCTTCCACTAAAACTTGATGTGGTAGTAATACCAACAAAGTCTCTATCATTAGGTGGTGAGGTTGCCACACCAACTTTTGGTCTATTACCAATTGGTGCTGCAGCAAAGTTAAGAGTGCTATCTTTAATATTATAATTACCAGACATTTTTTCAACAATATCATGAGTTGAATGATCTTGAAGAACGGTTCCCATCCAATTTCTATGAACTCTAACCTTATTGGTTACACCTGCATGATTAGTTGTGATCACCTTCATCATTTCACCAGTTGTGGCAGATCCAACTCTAATAACATCTCCAGTAAAGATTGATGTTATACCAGAGGTAGTAAGAATAGTGTCACCTCTAGCAAGGTCAGCAGCTAATGATACAGTGATTCCAGTTCCAACAATTGGGCTTTGAATGATATTATCAATCGCTATTAATGCTCTTGTATTTTGATTTTTACTTACTAAACTATGTGAGGTTCCTATACCAACTGAACTAAGATCTAATACAACTGGATTAACTTTTAATGCATTCTCTGCAGTTGCTGCAAGTTTAACTAAACTACCACTAACTTTAACAATGAAGACTGAATCGGGAAGATAAGTTATATTTGCAGGGGAAGTAGCAGTTGTTGCTGCTATACCAATATGATCTGTAGTTGCTCCAACACCTGTAGTTGTGCATCCTACTATTGGTTGCTTTACACGATATTCAACCTCTTCACCAGTTACAAAGAAATGGTTTGGAACACTGATAGTATTATTTGTTAGATTTACAATATCTGTGCTTGTTGCATCAAAATTCTTTCTGAATATTTCATTACTTTCGTTCTTTATTGGGAATTGTCTTCTAGCACCAAAGAATGTTCCTTCATAAACATCAAACTTACTTTGAATTGATGCTGATTGAAGTTCAATATCTTCTGTTTTAGAACTATCCTCAACTACCTTAAGAGCATGAATAAATGTCTTGACTTCAACAGGTATGTTTGCATTTGGAACAAATGTTATTTCTGTGAAGCAATCTGATCCATCTCTTCTTCCACCTATAGTTCCTATACCAGATGTTGCACCTGCTCCAGTTATAACATTTCCATATTCTGTCATGAATACACGAGTATCATCATCAACCATCATGATCTCTGCAAATTCATAGTTGTCATTCAAAGTATCTTTAATTTGAACTATGGCATATGCAGCATCAAATTCTTCACTATAACTACCAATACCAACAGGGTATGGTGCAGATCTTGCTGGTATCTTTGATCCTTGAGCAATCAATGATCCATTTCTTAGTGATACTGTTCCTAGACCTGTATATATTTCAGATGATATTCCTATAGTGACTGAGTTAATATATGCAGTCACAATACCAGCATTTGGTGTAAATCCAATTTGAATTTGAGCAGTGGTTCCAAGACCAACAACATGAGGTCTAAATGTTCCTAATGGCTCTGCAGCAAGATTGTCTCTTCTATTATGAATTGTTAATTGACCATATTGCTCAAACGCTACAGTGGTTCCTAAACCAACAGCACTTTGATGCATAATCATATTTAATTCATTATACTCAACTGTTCCCTCACTTGTTGCTATAGAGACTATTACTTTAGCAGATCTGGGGTTATGTAACTCATCAAGTTGACCTGTTGCTATTCCTGTTGTAGATGCCGTTCCTACGGTGGCCACAATAACCTCACCGCCACCTTGAGAGGATCCACCTAGTGTTGTGGCAGCACCAATATGAACAAGTGCTGATGTCGAAGAGCCTGCTCCTATGGAGGTTGATAAACCTAAGATTTGTGTTGTTGCACTTCCAACAAGTTCATTTAAATTGTATGAAAGTGTTATAACATTATAGTTATTATTTTCACTCTTATTTGGGAAGAATCTAAGAACTGCTTCACTACCATCAACTGTAGAATCCATAGATCCAAGATCTCTTACAGTGTCAACTTGACCATATTGGTTGATCATTGATTGACCACTAATTGGATCAAATAATGCATTAACCATCATTAATTGTCTCTCACCTTCAAACAGTCTATCTTTCACATAAACCATAAATCTATTTTCTTTATTTCCACTAATCGCATATCTACCAACTTCAGAGAATGGAGTATTTCTTGGTTCGTCTTGGAAATCATCACTAATATTATCGATCTTAATAACTCTGTTTCCAACAGATTCAGCGTAGTCAATTAAAATACGATTTTGGAAAGTTATTTCATCAGATAAGTTACCAGCAGAAGGAGATCTTGATTTTAAGTTTTCTGTAACTAAATCAAAATTATTAACTTCATGTAAACTCTCAAATCCTCCTAAATCAATAACACCAGTAACTGTTCCAGCAATACCAACAACCATTGATGCTTTGTTAGCAACTGGTAGATTTGATTCTACTTGAAGATTACTAAATTTTTGGAATCCTGCAGTGTGAGTTAGAGTATTAACAATATCTTTCCATTTTTCCATGAATACTCTAGATTTAATCGCATATGCAAATCTTTGATAGTATTCGTTATCATGTGTCACTTGTAAAATATTACTTAAGAAACCAGTTTCATATTCCCAACCATTATTAACCATTGAGAAGTAATCAACTAAGAAATTAGTATCAAATGTAAGAACTATTTCAGATACTAATCCTTTAGCACTTGTTTCTGCAGATTCTATTAGTTTACCAACTTCAAAATCACTAGCTGCCTCAACGGTTAGCCACTGACTCGCAGGATCATATTCAGCAACAAGACCAGATACAGGGCCAACACTAGTTTCTGAGGTTAACGTTTCATTCGCATTAAATGTGTTAGGTGTCAGTTCAACAGAGAATTGTGGGAAATCTCTTTCTCTTACCAATACTGCTGATGATAAGGTAGAATCAAAATTACCAGGTATTTCTCCACTAGGAACATTTCCTCCCATACTATAAGTTACAACACCAACGTTACCCAAATTCTCATGAACTTGTGTAACTTCAAAAGTTTTATAATCATATCTGTCAGAGTTAAATCCTCTACCTGTTGATCCAACTCCAACACTAACTTCCTCCACAAAAACTTTGTCACCAACTTCAATTGGGAAGTTCTCTGTTACACTATATGCAACTTTTAATGTCGCTGCAACTGTGTCTGTTGATGCATCATAAACTAGATTTGTTACTCTAATTCCATTTGGATTATTAACAGGAATAATGAAAGGAGTAACGTTATTCAATCCAAAAGTATTTTCAATAATATCTACATATCCTGGCACATCTGGAGTTGACAAATTATATGCTAAATCAACATCTTCATCTTTCTTTCTAGTAACACCATCCAAAACAACCAGTTGTGGTGGTTGATTATATCCTCTACCATAAGAAGTAATACCAACTGACTTAAGACCAGATAATGCAGATATCTTAATTATTTGAGGAAGTTTTGATTGAGGTCTTAAAGTAGAATCTGATGGATAATCAAAACCAATGTTTTCTAATTTTGTTGTTTTAGGAACACCAATGGATGTACTAGATGCCTCTAAAATAGCACCTGTTCCTGTGTCAGAGGTAACAGTAGAAACACCAGGCAATCTTTTATATCCTTTTCCTGTTAGAGATATAGAAATAGCTGCTATGGGGCCATATGCAGTTTTAGATGTAGTATCATAATTTAATATAGTTGTGCTTGAACTTTCATATGACGGTTTCTCTGGAAATTTATCTAAATCATATGTAAATGTATTATCAGAATTTGCAATAACATTAAATTGACCATCATAGCGACTGTTTCTGAAGTTCATTGAATTATTACCAATAATTCCTTTATCTAAAACAAGTTCTTTATTTACATCAGGGTTGGAAGAATCTGTATTTGCAACTAAGTTATAGTATAATATGTCAGGTGTATTGTTATTGTATGTAAGAGTCAAAGCTCCATCAACACCGACGGTTCCAGTTCTAGTTACATTAAATGATGATGAATTTCCATTTGATTCATATTCATGAACAAAATTATAATCAGTATAAAGTTCAAATCTAAACGCAGGTAAAGTATCAGTAACCTTTGTAAATGCCAGTGAAGAATCTGATAAATCAAAAGTTATAGTTCCACTTCTATAAAACTCTATTGGTGGGTTGACAAGATTTAATGTTCCAGTTAATCCACTACCAGCATTAGTAATAGGAACAAACTTTGGTCTTCTTTGTTGAGTTTGGAATC